AACTGCGAACTGTATATTTACACCAATTGGAACCACATGTTCGTTCATATACTTTTCTAAATATTCAATGTTTATTGACGTTGTATCTTGAAAAAACAACGTTACGATATAAGCACTACCATCAAATACCTCTATTTGAGTTGTAGACGCACCAACTAGGGTATTACAAAAATATTGAATTGATGCTGGTGTGCCTTTGATATTACAAAATCTATCCACCACACGATTAAGGAAATTTCTAATCTGCTGGGGTTCAATGACTAATTGATCTTTATTCATTTCAGTCACCAATTCACTTGAATCGGGTAGGTAGTTACTGAGCAAATATGAAGTCATTTCATTTGGACAAAAATCTAGATCTTTTAGAACCTCAAAATTGTTATCTAAAATATAACGGCTACCGTTGGTTGAGTACAACCAGTTGTAATAAACCTGAAAAAGTTGTACTAGATTATTAACCATTTATCATCCATGCAGGAAATTGATATGTAACATCTATTCTCTTTGTGTGTGGAACTTGTCCGTATGGAGTATTTACTGTTGACGGATTTAAATTAACTAACTCGTTAGGCTTAGTATACCCTTGTTCATTTGTACCCTTTACCATAGTCACGGATTGATTTTTTCCTATAGATGGAGAATTTGTTTCGGGTTCTACATCTAAAATCGATCCGTCATGTATAATTACATTACTTGGACCAGTGCTGTAGTCTGGAAAATTTTTAGCTAAGTCCTCTGCAACAGAAAGCAGTCTATTTCCTGACGAATTTTCTCCACCGTCAAGGTCTATTGCGTTATATAATGATAATACCATCAACCAGCTCCTATAATCTTGGGATTAACTAGAAGCTCCTGCGTTGCTTTTATTTCACCGGGTGTATAGTTTAAACTAATTCCTGCAACTGTAGTATATTTTGTAGAGTCAAGAACAAACTTACCTTCGTTTATTGTTCCCAGAACACTATTACTTACGGTTTCACCACCTGCGAATATCAGACCAGAGGATGCTGAAATACCAGCGGTTGTGAACCCACTGGCCGTGTTTAGTGTTATACTAAAAGTAGTTCCCGAAGTTGTATAATCAATCTGATTTTTAAAATCAAATTTTCCAGAGATTTCACCAGAAGAACCAGCTTGAATATTAGGAATTCGTGTTGTTTCTAGTTTGACAACTGATGAGTTTAAATTGTTACTGAAGGTCTGATTGAATCCCCTACCATACGCAGCACTAAATGTACTTGCGGGTTCATTGGTCGTGAAAGTTATATCCACCTCTAATGGCTCTCTATATTGGAATGTTAGACCTACTAAAATTTCATCAACAAAGTCATTGATTATTTGCTCAGGTACTTGACTTGTGTTTTTCAGAGAATCTCCAGCACCACCGATGAGAGCATCATCAAAGAGAGAAAAGAGAACTTTACCATCAACTTCTTCGGCTGCTGCACCACTTCCATATACTGAAATATTCCTTTTAGGATCTGTTGAATTTATTGAAATTATGCCTTTATTTAAAATTTCTGTTTCATAATCAGATACAGAAACCAACCTTCCTCCACCAACAAAATTCCTTGGTGCGGCAAATTTTATAAGATTGATATTTGGTGAATTGTAACCACCAGAGCTTTTTGTGGATGAGTTGGTGATACTGATTGATGCTCCTAGACCACTAAAGTTTGTTGCTGTATTTGGTCCTGATCCTGACGTGGTTAGATAAGATATGTAAACAATTTCAGTGTCCTTTACTACTCTACCAGTAGGAGTACCTTCTGTTCCAGATGGAGCACCAAAAAATATAGTATAACCATCATTTGTAGTTTCTATATAATAAACTCTATTTGACGTAGAAAGACTTGAGTTTGTGTTACTAATTCTAGTGTATTCTTTTACACCATCAGACTCACCCACACTAACAGTAATTGTTGCGGGATCTATTTTTTTGTTGTTAATATTAAATTTTTGATTTAAATAATCAACTGTCATTGGAGCATTTATAACAACAGATGATGCCTGATAAAATCTATAATCCTTTGTTTGATTTGGCTCAATTATATCCATGGTAGTATCATCATCATTTAATTGATTGATGTAAACAAAATTATAATTTCTCCCATTTTTAGAAGCAGAA